GTGCAGTAGAAAATAAATTAACGCCATCACCTGTTTGAAAAGCAGTTGCAGCTGCAATAGCTGGTAAACCGTTATTCAATGGTGCTGCGCCTTTTACTTCTTTAGCATTAGACATAGATCTTGCTAGGGCTTTTGTGTATCTAGAAGAAAGTCTGTCATAAAGGTTGTCCTCTATTGCTTCTTCTGTGATAGCGAAAGCTAGCGCGATCGTTTCCATTGTGTATCTAGCAGTATAAGTTTCTTGAGCGTCATCATATGATACTCCAGCACCTTCTGCTTTTACATCTGCGTTTGCAAAACCACTTAACATTACTTCTTCTTCAAAAGCTCTGTCAGATGATTCTGTAGTATAAATCTCAGCATGCTGATTTTCATACCTTTTGTATTCCAGACCGAATAGTGCATTCAGACCTGGCTCTAGTTCTTTAACTAGCTGTGCTCGTGATATTGCCATGTTATGCTCCTACCGTTCCTGTTCCGAACCATTGTGACTTGTTAGCAACCACTACAACAGAAGCTCTTCCTGAGAAGGCCGCTAATGCTGGGTTTGCTTGTACAGCAGTTGTAAGATCCTCGTTTTCAGGGTCTTCAGCTACTCTTAGCAATCTCCATTGGTTTGCTATGTCATTTACAGTTCCTACTGTTAATTGACCATTTGATTGTCCAGATATAGTAGAACCTGCTACCGTAGTAGTTCCTTCTGCTCTAACTGTTAAACCATATGTTCTTCCCATGTTAACTTGTGCTGCATCGCCAGTGGCACCTAATCTAGTGTCTAGCTGTACAACATATTGTTGAAATGGGTTATCTATTACAAAAGCGTCAACGTCGCCGTTATTCACATTCGCTGCGGGCACTGTGCCACCAGGATAGAATGAAGCGAAAGTTGGTTTTAATGTATTTGCATCTGTGTAGAAGCAACCATTAAATACACCAATCGTTGGAACTGTAATAGCGTCTTGTGCTGTAACTACATAACCAGGATCTACGTTAGCGCCGCCTGCAGAATCGTACTGCACAGGCATTCCTAAATATAGAGAAGTTGCATAGCCACTGTCGATTTTGTATTTGTTCTGACCACCAGTTGAAGGGGTTGCACCCAACGTACCAGCAGCGATCAAACCAAAACCAGCTGTGTTTCTATTTGCCATTATGTTTTTCTCCTTATGAACCTGCCGTCGTTAAACGGCCTCCAGTTCGGTTTATATTTTTCGTTGGTGTTGAGAATTTTATTTCTTAGTACCACCGAAGTTTTTGCTTGAACGCTCGAATTTCATCGGCATTCGTTTGTCCTGATCCTTCAGTAAGTCGTTTTCTACAGCTTCGTCTTGACCTTCAGTTTGTCTTTTCTGATAATCAATTCGAGATTGCGCGAGTTCTTCCGGTATCCTTGCCAGGAGAAGGCCTCCTACTCCAATGACTCCAGCGTATTTTCCGTCCATGACAACAGGATATTCTTCAGTGTCGTATTCGTCAGCTCTCACTAACTCATAACCAGATCTCAATCTACCGTGAATATTTTTGGTATCATTGAAACCCATTGACTCTGCTCGTATCCATCTGTGCCTGAATCCATCTGGCGCTGTGGGTGCATCTAGAGAAGATGGTGGCTTGTACTCTTTAGGTCTTTCAGTTTTTGACCGAGTAACAGCCGCACGAGAAGTTTTATTTTCGTCTTTTTTCATACTATGCTCCTTCCGTGAGTTTTAGTTGTTTAGCATACTCTTCGAGTGGCACTCCTAATTTTTTAGCTATTGCTACTTGTGAGGAAGTGAGTCTCACAGTTTTGCGACCAGGTTTTGAGCTTCTGTTAGCCGAAGCTACCGACTGAACGGCCCTGTTCGTTTGCTTTGTATCATTATTATCAAATTTATGTCCAAAGTCAACTCTAATCCTTTTATCAATCTCAGTGTAATATTCGTTTGATTTAGGATCATAACCTTCTTTATCAACAAGATCTTTGTGAATCTCGAATGCAGTAAATGTCATAGCTCTATCTGTTCCGAACCATCTATTTTTTGCAGCCCAATCTTCAGCCATAGGATCAGCCTGAGGCATTTGTTGAGGGGTTTGATTTGGTAATTGTCCACCGTCTGACAGTTTAACAGGTGTTTCCTGTTGAACTGGTGTTGCTTCTTTTCTTTGCTGAAGTTTAGCGTTCTCGAAAGCTAACTCAGCAATTTTTTTATTTGCTTCGACTTGAGCTTGTGCATCACCTGCTTCTATGGCTGACGCTAATTTTTGTTGCGCCATGTCCATACCAGATTTTACACTTTCCTCAAATTTAGCAGTGTAATCAGAATCGACTTTATTAAATCTTTCCTGATCTTGTTTTCTTTTATTCTCAACTACAGTCGCATATTCGATTGCGGCAGCTTCTCTTCTTTCCGCTTCTCTCATTTTACGTGTAAGTTTTGCAATACGTGATTGCACTCCTTTACTGTAATCTTCTAATTCTTCATCACTCTTTTTTTCTGTTTCTACTTTTGTTTCTGTTTCTGTTGTTTCTTGCTCCGTTGTTTCTGGTGCGGTATCAACTACCGACTCATCTTTTTCTTCAGGTACATTGATTTCGGTTTCTGGACCGGATGTATCAATGTCGACTGTCTTTTTCTCTTCTTCTGGCATAGTGTCCTTCCTATGTTAAAATTTGTGCAGGATATCTGTTGGGTCCTGTACGGTTGCTAGTATTTCATCGTCATTTAAAAGACGAACTTCTCCACCTTCAATTTCTATACGTGATCCGGCATAACGTGCGAAGACTACCCAGTCTCCCACCTTGCACCATGGACCATCGCTAAATCTTTTAGGATCGTTGTAACAATCAGGTCCCATAGCAATTACGTTTCCGCACTGCGATGCAACTTGTTGTCTGTCTATTGTTTCAGTTCCCATTATAATTCCACCATCAGTTTTTTCTTTCATCCTAAATGGTAGTACTAACATACGCCAACCTGTTGGTTGAGGTAGTTTAGTTTTTTCTTTGGTAACTTCTTTTACTGGTTCTTTCGCATATTTATCTAAAAGTCCGTTTTTAGTTTTTGGGACTTCTTTTGATGTCGATGACTGTTCCGTCGTTTTCATTTTGCTCCTTATCGTTTAGCAGGTTAGAGATTTCCTGTTGCACTGATTCCAATGCATTAATCTGTCCTATTATATACTTGTAAGTTTCCATACTGTCAACCCCACCGGATGTAACTGATATGGCTAATGCGTCTACTCTTCTTGTGATTGCTCGTCTTAATTTATTTAGTACTTGCTCTGGTTCCATATTAACATTTCCACCTTCTCCGTGCTTGTCTGATTCGAGAATTAGGATCGTTTTTTGTTTTAGCTGACGAGTTTCTTAATTGACCTGCGCTTCTTGCACAGTACGACTTACGTCGGTTTGCAGCTTTTGACCCTTTTTTCACTTTACCAGTCACGGCTGTTTTTAGTTTACTTCCAGGGTTTGCTGCCCTGTAAGCTCTTACACCTTTTGCTGTCATTCCAGCTCCAGATTTTGTCTTTCTATAATTAGCACCTTTACCTGTGGTGGTTTTTCTTATAGATTTTTCGGCCATTACTTTTTCTTTTTAGGTTTTTTCTTAGCCGTCTTAGCACTATTTACAAATGCTTTTTTTGTAGGTGCTCCTTTAGATCCAACTTTTCTCATCTTCTCACCTGAACCTGCAGCAATTCTTTTTTTCTTCGCATGTATGTTTGCGTATAATCCACGTTTAGCCATTATGCTTTACCCTTCTTTTTTTTCTTAGGAATAATTCCTTTAGCCATTAATATATCTTTTTTAGTAATTTTACCGTCACCTGAGTGATCTGGAAATTTACTTTTCTTTTTAGCTTTTCCGCCTTTTTTATAACTAGACATTGCCATAGATAATTCTCTAGCAGATTTTTTAGGTTTTTCTCTTTTTCTTTTTGCTCTATCTTCGTGCGCCATAGTTTTCCTTTAGGTTAGCGCGGCCTGGCACATAGGACATTTGTTCTTATGGTATCTATGTCTCGGACACGGTTCATGAACCGGTATCTCCGGTTCAGGTACTTTTGTAAAAAATTCTACATGCTCATCAACTTCATCACATTTACATGCTTTGATGTTAAATAGTTTGCAAATAAAACTTTTTAGTCTGTTAAACATTACTTGTTTATTTTGCCAGACTTTTTAGCTTTAGAACCAAATTTACCATAAGACTCATTAGCAGAAGCTTTTAATTGTTTTGCGCTTCTTTTCTTTTTAACTCTCATAGCAATAGATTCGTCTTTTCTATCTTTGTATCCCTGCTTTTTCTTTTTAGCAGATCCACCTTTTTTCATGCCAGAAGCTCCTGTTGGAAATCTAACATCTGATCTTACTCCGTTTTGTCTCATTTTTTTCCTCCGTTTTGTTTAAATATTTGTGTTCCCTTTATACCATATATACTCGCAACGACAAGGATCCACAAATTTGTAAACCATTTTGGAAGCTCTGAGAACATCTCAAAAAACAGTTTTACTTTGTCCATTGCTCCCGGATCATCCGATACGACTGCCCAGGCCAGGATTGCGATTGGCAAACTTAAAATTATCAAAACTGCCTCGTCCTTCCAGTCTGACTGACGGGCTTCTAAAAGTTTACCTTGGTAAGCTTCTTTTCCTTCGGCCATACGAGATGCATGCATAAGCTGTGCATCTGACATAGCTATCTTCGTCTTCTGCTTGTTAGCATAAATTTTACTTCCAGCAGAAACGGCTAATTTAATTGCCGAAAACCACATGTTAGTACCAAGTAGCCTTTACAGGTTTCTTTTCTTTTCTAATAGCCTTCGTTCCTCTAACGTCTACGCTATCACCTTGAGCAATGTAGTTTCTACCTCTAATACTTGATTTAGATCTTGGATCTAATTCTAAGTTTTGAGGAGACTCTTCTACAGGTACTCCGCCTTTAGCATATCCGTCTTTGTTAACGAATTGTTTAAAAGTATCTTTTGTCATATTTTTCTCCTAATTGTTAGTATACTATCTTTTTGGACCTTTCAAGACATTTACGTCTCTAGCCTTCATAGCGTCTGATGTTAATTTAACGTCTGCAGACATCATTGATTTCTCAATAGCTGTATCTGCTCTTAATTTAGCTAAATCTTCGTTTTGTTCAAGTTTCTGTTCATTTAGATCTTTTGCTTGTACCATTTTAGCTCTATCAAGATTAATTCTAGCTTCGTCTTCTTTCATCTTACGTTCAGCATCCATAGCTTTTAAATCTACTTCTCTTTGTTTTAATTTAAGTAATGGATCGTGATCAAACTGTGATGTTATTTGTTTTTCTTCCTTCATAA